GTCGCGTCGGAGTTCGCGGCGTACCCGCAGCGGTGGGCGTCGGGCATCGAGATTCCCGTCAACCCGGAAACCGGCGAGAAACTGAACCCGAACTATCTCGCCGGCGTCGACCGCGTATGGGGGACCGAGCGCAACGAAGCCCGGTTCGGGAACTTCGCCGTCTCCGATCTCTCGCCGTACGTCCGCGCAATCGAGATGTGCATCCAGCACATCGCCGCGCAGACGCGGACGCCGCCGCACTACCTGCTCGGCAGCATGGGTGCGTTCCCTTCCGGCGAGAGCTTGAAGGCGACCGAGACGGGGCTCGTCGCGAAGGTCCGCCGCAAGCAGCTCTCGTTCGGCGAGGGTTGGGAGGAAGCGATGCGGCTCGCCTTCCAGGTCGAGGGCGATACGGCGCGCGCCGAACAGGTCGCGGTCGAGACGATCTGGGCCAACCCAGAATCGCGGATCGTCGCCGAGACGGTCGACGCGGCCGTCAAGCTCGCGAGCATCGGCGTCCCGCGGCCGGCGCTCTGGGAGTACGTCGGCGCGTCGCCGCAGCAGGTCGCGCGCTGGCGCGAGGAAGGCCAGCCCGAGCCGACGCCGGTCCTAAAGGAGACGATCACCGCCGCCGCCACGCCGGCGCAGGCGCACGAGATCGAGCTTGGCGAACCGCCGACCGGCCCGGCGCCGGGCGGCGTACCATCTTCGCCGCCGGCGGCGTCACCGCCGGCAGCCACACCACCACCAGGAGGTAAACGTGGCGGATAACGACCAACCAGCCGAGCCAGGCGCGACGCCAGCTCGGCCCGACCCCGCCGCCGGCGCGACGCCAGGCGGGCAGCAAGCGACCGGTGGCGCGACGCCGCCGGCGGGTAGTGATGAGGGCGCGAAGCCCGACGGGTCCCTCGGCGACGCAGGGCGCGAGGCGCTGGATCGAGAGCGAACGGCACGGCGCGAGGCCGACCGCCAGCTCGCAGCGGCTCGCCAACGCGTAGCCGAGCTGGAGGACCGCGATAAGTCCGAGAGCGAGCGGACGCGCGCCGACCTGGAGCGCGCGCGCGAGCGGATCACCGAGCTAGAGGCTCAGGAGTCCGCGCGCGAGCTGCTGGAGCTAAAGCGCGAGGTCGCCGCGGAGCTAGAACTGCCGCCGACGCTCGCGCCGCGGCTAGAAGGCAACGACCGCCGCTCGCTGAAAGCCGACGGACAGAAGCTCGCCGACGAGCTGAGGGCCGGCGTGCCGGTAGGCGATCTCGGTATCGGCCGCGGCGGCACCGCGGGCGGTCAGACAGGGCGCGGACCCGACATGAATCAGATCATCCGCGAGGCAGCCGGCCGAGGCTGACAGGCAGCGCGACGCGCTGTCACCCGTTACGGCTCTCGCCCTCATCGAAAGGGTTAGAACCCCATGGCTTACAACAGCCTCATCAGTCGGACGAACGCGTCCGCGCTGATCCCGGAAGATTATTCCAACGAAATACTGAAGCGTCTCCCTACCGCGTCGGCGGCGCTCGCGCTGTTCAAACACGTCACCATGTCGCGCCAGCAGTACCGGATGCCGATCATGGCGGCGCTGCCGGTCGCGTATTTCGTCAGCGGCGACACCGGGCTAAAGCAGACCACTGAACAGCAGTGGGCAAATAAGTTCTTGAACGCCGAGGAGATCGCGTGCATCGTGCCGATCCCTGAAAAGGTGCTCGACGACTCCGCGTTCGACATTTGGGGCGAGGTCCAGCCGTTCGCCATCGAGGCGATTGGGCGCGCGCTCGACGCCGCCGTGTTCTTCGGGGTGAACAAGCCGGCGTCGTGGCCGAACAGCATCAACACGGAAGCGACCGCGAAGGGGAACGTCCAGGTCGCACCGACCGCGACCGCCGCGACCGGCGGCATCGTCGGGGATATCTCCGAACTGATGGCGAAGGTCGAGGCCGGCGGTTTCGACTGCAACGCGATCATCGCTCACCGGAAGCTGAAGGGGATGCTGCGGCAGGCGCGTGGTACGACCGGCGAGCAGCTAACCGCGATGGACCCCGGCACGGAGGTCGAGCCGCCGCCGTCGTCGGTGTTCTCTGTTCCGATCAGCTACCCGATGCGCGGCGTCTGGCCGACCGCCGCCAAATCGACCGAGGCGATCACCGGCGACTTCACGCAGGGGATTCTCGGCGTCCGTCAGGACTTCACCTGGAAGCTGCTCGACCAGGCAGTCATCAACAACGCCGAAGGCAAAGTCGAATACAACCTCGCGCAGCAGGACATGGTGGCGATGCGCGTCGTCTGTCGGTTCGCGTGGGAAGTCGCGAACGTCCCGCAGCCCGAGATGAGCGGTACGCAGTACCCGTTCGGCGTACTCCAGTCGGCGACCTAATAGAGAGGCGAACCACACATGACACCGCAGGCGAAGGCGTCGGCGTCGACCGACAAACCATCGACGCGTGAAGAAGTCGGCGACCCGGCCGAAGTCGAGTATGAGGAGGCGCTCGTGCTCGGCGTCTGGCCGATGATCGGGCTAGCGCCGATGGACCAGACCGACCACACCGTCGAAGGCGTGGCGTAGCGACCGGCGGCGCCGGTTCTCCTCCGACCGGCGCCGCCACACTTACCGATGACGACTCTCGTCGAACAAGAAGCTGCCGACTCCGAGGCGCGCGCGAAGCTCTACCGCGAACAGCGCCAGGCGCGGCTCGCTTACCAGACCAAGCTCCACGCGTCGCTCGCCGGCGACCCGGCGGCGTTCCGCGTGCTCTATGACCACTGGTCGCCGCTGTTCGACTGGCTCGCCGAGAGCGAAGCGCCACCCGTCGAGTCGCAGGACGAGCTTGATCCGCTCGGCATCTCCGATCAGGTCAACGTCGGACGATGAGCGCCGAACCGACACCCCCGAACCTCACGCCGACGGTCGCCGACGTAGCGGCGATGATCCGCGCGCGGACGAAGGACTCCAACGGGAACGAGCTTGGGACGTTCACGACCGATACGCGTCCGACCGAAGCACAGGCGCAGGAGGCCATCGACCACGCCGTACTCGCGATTCACCAAAAAGTCGGCGAGGTCAGCGCGCACTGCGCGGATATCGCGCGCATGTGCGCGACCTACGGCGCCGCGGCCGAGATCGAGCTGTCTTACTTCCCCGAGCAGGCGCGGACCGACCGCTCGCCGTATACGTTCCTGATCGCACGCTGGACCGAGACGCTGGAGGGCGTCCACCAGTGCGTGCTCGGGAATCTCCCCGGCGGTATCGGCCCGGACCCGACGACCGGTTGGGGGCAGGGGACGCTCCAGGCGTACTCGGGGGTCGCCTGGGACTTCTACACCGGCGAGACGGGCATCCTCGGGAACCTACCGCCGCCGCCGCCGACGCCCAAAAGCTGATGGAGACGTTCACGACCAACGCGCCGGCGCTCGCGTCGCGGCTCGCGTCGCTCGCCGAGCGCGTCGGCGATCCGCAGCCGGCGCTAGAGCGAGCGCGGACCGCGCTCGCGGCCGGCGAGCGCGAGGTCTGGTCGAGCCAGGGCGCCGCTATCGGCGACCACTGGTCGAGCGCCGCCGAACCCGACCGGAAGGCCGACGCGATGATGCTCGTCGCGACCGGTCGGCTCCGTGCGAGCCTCGCCGGGCCCGACGCCGGCGAAGTCGCCGGCGAGACGCTGAAGTTCGGCACCGACGTTCCCTACGCGCGCTTTCACCAGTTCGGGACGAGCCGGATGCCGGCGCGACCGTTCCTCGGCGTACCGCCCGACGTACAGCACCGCCTGACCGACGAGCTGGCGCAGCTCGCGCGACCGTGACCCGTCAACGTCTCCTCACCCACGACTACCAGATCACGTCGGCGTTCACCGACGCTATCGACGCGGTAGCCGCGACGACGGCGACGAGCGCCGGGACGCCGGGCGAAGTCGGTCCGATGGTCACCGGTGGCGACGTAGAGGACGCGATCCTCGAGCTACTGAAGGAATGGCTCTCGCGCTATCTCGCCGCCGGCGAGATGCAGCACGGCATCACGCCGGGAGCGACGCCGCGACCGCGCGGGTGGGCGATCACCGAGCGCGACGTGCAGAAGCTCCTGAGCGACCAGTTGCCGTGCATCGTTCTCCTGAACGCCGGGATCAACGAGACGCCGCAGCGCGAGTCGACCGGCGCGCTGACGGCGGTCTGGGGGATGAGCGTCGCGGTCGTGTTCAACGCCGCGTGGGGGCGCGAAGCTCGCCGGCGAGCGCAGCTCTACGCGCGCGCCGCGCAGCTCGCGCTCCAGCAGCGCCCGCTTGTCGCGCTCGGCCAGCCGTGCGAGGTCGAGATGCTTCGCGAGCGGTACGACGAGAGCGACTTCGCCGACAGCCGGTCGTACTCGGCGAGCCTCGCGAGCTTCAACGTCCTCTGCCGGGAGATCGCGAACACCAACGGCGGTCCGCCGCCGGGGGCGGTTCCACCTAGCGATCCGACGGTGCCGTTCGTGCCCTGGGTCGAAGTCGTCAAGACCGAGGTCACTGTCAACAACGAACCACTAGATGGGAGCAAACCATGACCAGACCGGGCGTAGTCGTTAGCTCGGCGACCTCGGCACCATCGGCCGGCGTCCCTACCGACACCGGCGTCGCGTTCATCGCCGCGGAGGCGGCGATGGGTCCGACGGAAGGGCCGGTGCGCCTCACGTCGCTAGACCAGTTCACCGCCAACTTCGGAGCGCGCATCGCCGGGACCTACGGCTACGACGCGCTCGACGCCGCGTTCCACGAGGGGCTAGGCACGGCGTATTTCGTGCGGCTCGCCGAAGGCGCGACGGTGGCTAAAGAATCGGCGACGACGGTCGCCGGCGAAGGGAACCTGGAAGCCGCGAGCCCCGGCACCTGGGCTAACACGCTCTCGCTCGTCGTCGCGGGCTCGGGCGAAGCGTGGACCGCCGAAGTCAAGCAGGGGGCGACGACCGTCCAGAAGTCGCTCCCGCTCGCGACGACCGAAGCACTAGCCGCGTTCCTCGCGACGGGACCGTACCTGCGGCTTACCGGTATCACGAAAGGGACTGAAAAACCGAAAGCCGGAACGGTCGCGCTGAAAGGCGGTACGGACGGAACCGTCCCGATCACGAAAGCGTCAACGCTCGCGACGGCGCTCTCGACCTGCCGGCCCGATCTCGGTCCGGGCCAGGTCATCGCGCCCGGCAAGACGACCGCGGAAATGCACGCGGCACTACTCGCGCACGCCGCGGGGACGAGCGATCTCGGCGTGAACCGGATCGCGTTCCTCGACGGCGCGCTCGGCGACGACGAACTGACGCTAAAGACCAAGGCCGGCACGCAGCGCGGGACGACGCAGGATCGCTACGGCGCGCTCTGGGCGCCGTGGGCGGTAATCCCCGGACTCGCGCCGGGGACGACGCGCACCGTGCCGTGGTCGGCGATCCAGCTCGGGATCGAGTCGCGTAACGACGCGGCCGGGCATCCGAACCAGGCGGGCGCCGGCGGTTGGGGCGTATCGCAGTACGCGACCGCGCTCAATCGCACGTTCACCGACGCCGAACGCGAAAGCCTGCTGCTCGCCGGCGTGAACACCGCGCGCGCCGTCTACGGCGTCGTCGAGAGCTACGCCTTCCGTACGCTCGTCGACCCGGCCGGCGTCCGCGGTCCGTGGTTGCAGCTAAACCACGCGCGCCTGAATATGGCAATCGTCGCCAAATCGGAGGCCGTCGGCGAGGAAGTGGTGTTCTCTCAGCTCGACGGTCGCGGTCATACGCTCGCGAAGTTCAACGGGCTCCTAGCGGCGATGTTGAAGGAACTGTACGACGACGGCGCTCTCTACGGCGACGAACCGACAGAAGCGTTCACCGTCAACACAGGGCCGGCGGTGAACCCGCCGGCGCAGCTCGCGGAAGGGATCATGCGCGCCGTTCTCTCGGTCCGTATGTCACCGCACGGCGAGCTGGTTCAGATCGAAGTCGTCAAGGTGCCGATCACGGTCGCCTTGGCGGCGTAAACACGAAGGGGTGAACTGACATGCCTACTGGCGCACGCGCAGACATGTTCGCGGTCACCGTCTCGGTCGACGGGATCGGTGACCTCGGCGTGTTCGACCGTATGACCGGCGGTGAAGTCGACTCAGAAGAACAGAAGTATGCGCCCGGCGCGATGGGACCGCCGCTCTCGCTCGGCGGTCGCGTAACGATGGGGAACGTAACGCTGGAGCGGCTATACGTCCTAGAGCGCGACAACGCCATCGAGCACGCGCTCGCCGCGGCGTGCGGCGTCGCGAACGTGACGGTCACCAAGCAGCCGCTCGACACGAACAAGGTCCCGTACGGCCGGCCGCTCGTCTACACCGGGAAGCTAAAGAAGGTCGAACCGCCCGACCACGACTCCGACAAATCAGACCCGGCGATCCTGCACCTGGAGTTCGTCCCGACGGGTACGGTCGGATGAGCGGGCTCGGCGACGCGATCAACCAGGCGACCGGCGAGGAGTCCGTCGCGACGGTCGACCAACCGACCGCCGCGTTCGACGCGCTCGGTAACGGCGATGCGCCGGCGCCGGCGTTCGATGCGCCGGCCGGCGACTCGGTTCTCGCGGCGGTCCGCGCTCGCGCGGCGGCGCTCGCCGAAGATACGACCGTCGACCTGGAGCTGCCGGGTTTCGGCGGCGTGCTCGTCGGTCGCTACGGCGCCGTGAACCTCTCGCAGTTCGTCGGCGTCAGCGGCGGGACGATGCACAACCCGTTCACGGAGGCGGGACCGGCCGCGGACGCGCTCGCGACCGCGCTGATTGGGCTCTACGGCTACGACGAGCACGGCGAGCTACAACCGCTCGTCCTCCCGAGCGGTCACCACGCGACGAGCTACGACGACGAGCTGGCGAGCGCGCTCGGCGTCGTCCCCGACGCGCCGACGGCGCGCGCCGTCCTGATCGCGGTCTGCGGTGGCGGTGCGCGCGGTGAATCGCTCGCGTGGACGCACTTCGCGCAGTACCAGGCGTGGCTGACCGAAGGCGCGGCGTCGGAGGTCGCCGAGAACGCCGTGGGGGAACCCTAAGCCGCGAGGAAGTCGAGACGCTGGCGGTCGCCGCGCTCTGCGGGCTCCCCGTCGCTCGGATCGTTACCTGCGACGCGACCGAGCGCGCGCTCTGGGGCGCGGTCACCACGCGCGCCGGCGAGCTGCGCGTACAGATGATGCGCTCGCTCGCCGCTCACGTCGGTAACGAGATCGCTCGTCGCTTCAAGTAGATGGCTGACACCAATCTGAACATACTCGTCCGCGTCCAGGGCGCTAAAGAGGCGTCGACCGAAATAGTCGGCATCTCCAAGTCGACCGCGCAGGTAGGCAAACAGACCGAGGAGACGAGCAAGCGCACATCGAACCTGCGCAAGACGATGAGCGGGCTCGCGACCGGCTTCGCCGTCTACAAGGGCGCGCAGTGGATCAAAAGCGCGGTGAACGAGACGACCGCGCTCGCGAAGTCGACGATGGGGCTCCAGCGGATTACCGGTATGGACGCCAAGACCGCGGCCGGTTGGGTCGGTGTCGCTAAAGAGCGCGGCGTCCAGTCCAAGCAGTTGAACATGGGGTTCATCACCCTCGCCAAGAACACGGAGCAGTTGGCGAAAGGCGGCAAGAGCGCGGTCGAGCTGTTCCACGGCCTCGGGATCAGCGCGCATCAGTTTCAGTCGATGAACGCCGAGCAGCGGATGCTCGCGCTCGCCGACGCGTTCAAGAACATGAAGGACCCGGCGCAGCGCGCGGCGACGGCGCAGAAACTATTTGGGCGCCAGGCGCAGACGATGATCCCGCTGCTCTCTCAGGGCAGTAAGGCGCTCGGCGCGCAGATCGACGAGATGGGGAAGTCGAGCGGGATGACCGGCAAGTCGGTCAAGGAACAGCTCGCGCTTGTCCGCAGCCAGCGCGAAATGAACCGCGCGATGCTCCAACTGAAGGTCGCGGTCGCGACGGCGCTGATGCCGATCATGCTCTCGCTCGCGCAGGTGCTCGCGCCGCTGACCGCCGGCTTCGCGAAGCTGATGCAGGGTTCGGGCGCGTTCCGCGTCGTCGTCGTCGCGCTAACGGCGGCGATGGTTGTGTTCATCGCGACGATGAAGCTCATGCAGCTCGCGGCGGTCGGCGCGCGGACCGCGCTGATGACGAGCGGTATCGGCGCGATAGTCGTCGGGATCGCCGTCGCGATCATGCTGCTCTACACCAAGTGCGGCTGGTTCCGCGACGCGATCCAGGCGGCGATGAAAGGCGTCGTCGCCGCGTTCGGGTGGGTCAAGAACGCCGCCCTCGCCGTCTGGAACTGGATAAAGGGTAACTGGCCGCTGCTGCTCGCCGCTCTCGCCGGTCCGTTCGGGATCGCCGCGGCTCTCATCATCAAACACTGGCACGCAATCGCGAACGCCGGCCGGATGGCGTTCGCCGCGATCAAGGGCGCGATCCTCGCCGTCTGGAACTGGATCAAGGCCAACTGGCCGCTGCTCGTCTCGATCCTGACCGGACCCATCGGCGCCGCCGTGATCCAGATCGTCAAAAACTGGGGGCGGATCAAGAGCGCGGCCGAAAGCGCGTTCAACGCGATCAAGAGCGCGGTCAACATCGTCGGCTCGATCATCAGCGGCGTTCTCGGCGGCGCGTTCCGAGCGGTCCTGACCGTGGTGAAGGAAGTCGTCAGCGCGATTGAAAAAGTCGTCAGCGTCGCGAAGGGGATCGCGAGCCTGCCCGGTAAGGCGGGCGGCGCTATCACTGGCGCGTTCAAGTCGGTCAGCCCGTTCCAGACCGGCGGCTACATGCACACCGCCGGGACCGCGCTCGTCGGCGAGCAGGGACCGGAGATGGTCCACCTGCCGCAAGGCGCGCGCGTCTCGCCGTTCGTCCAGGGCTACGGCGGTAGCGGACGGACCGTCGTCCAGGTTCCGGTCTATCTCGACCGCCGCCAGATCGCGCTCGCGATGGGCTCGTTCGTCGCCGACCAGCAGGCGGCGCGGTAATGGCGAAGCGCCCCCGCCGCCGAGCTACGGGCGGCGCCAAGAAGGTCGTCCGCCGCCTGCCGTTGCCGAAGGCGACGACAACGACGCCGGCGCCGCCGCTCGCGACCGACCGTCGCCAGGGGCATCTAGCCGGCGGTCACTACGTCTACATCTTCGCCGTCGCGCACGCGACGCAGGTCACGGCGCAGCTCGCCGAGGCCGGCGGGCGCCTGACGGGTGGCTACGGGAAGTGGGAAGAAGTCGCGATCCCGCGCGGGCAAGCGTTCTCGCAGTGGACCGGACGGCCGCTGCGGACGATGGACCTCGAGCTAGTGCTCGACGGCTACGGGACGCAGACACCCGTCGAGACGGCGATCCGAGCGATAGAGGTCATGGCGTCGCCGGTCGGCGCCGGCGCCGAGCCCGCGCCGGTACGGATCATCGGTGCCGTTCCGCACCCCGAGCTGACGTGGGCGATCACCGGGCTCGATTGGGGCGACGTGATCCGCGATAAAGCGACCGGCCAGCGGCTCCGCGCGGCGATCACGCTTCACCTAATGGAGTACGTCGCGGAGTCGGTCATCAGCGCGCTCTCGTCGACGACGGCGGCAAAAAAGCCGGCGCCGCGGAAGTACAAGGTCAAACGCGGTGACGATCTAAAGAAGCTCGCCGCGAAGTTCCTGGGCAAGTCGTCTCGCTGGCCGGTGATCGTGAAGGCGAACAAGGGGCTGCGCGGCTGGAAGCTGCCGAGCAAGTGGGTGGGCAAAACCATCCTGATCCCGCCGAAGTGATGGCGAAGCCGAAGGTCAAACGCAAACCGCCGAAGGTAAAGGTGAAACCGCCACCGCGGCTCGGCGTGATCCGCGGACCGCAGGCGACGCTCAGCCCCGGCGCGCTCGTTCTCCAGGGTGCGCCGATCTCGCCGCAGATCGCCGGTGCGGTTACGCAGATGACGCTAGAGCAGACGACGCAGGGCGCGTCGACGCTCGCGCTAACGGTCACCGACGCGACCGGCGCGCTCCTACGCTCGCAGCTCCTACGCGGGAAGATCGGCCTGACCTGGGACGGGCTGCCGTACACGCTCGTCAAAGTCGACCGCGGCGACCGGACCACGACGCTGACGTTTGAGGAGTCGGCGGTGAATCTCTTGCGGCACTACACGAAACCGCGGAAGGCGCTGCGGACGAAGGTCACGCGCGCGCAGTTCGTCCGCTCGCTTATCACCGAGCCGAAGGAGCGACGCATCCCGTACAGCATCCCCGAGGTCAACGTCCGTCAGCCGGGCGGCTAGCGTGGCGTCGCGACCGACCGTCAAGGGCTCTGGAGCGAGCGGCGAACAGGTCAAGAACATGACGACCTGCTGCAAGATCGCCAAGACGATGGGTGCGAACAGCGAGCAGATGGCAGGCGCGCTCGCGACGATGATTCAGGAGTCCGAAGCAGTGAACATGAAAGGCGGCGACCGCGACTCGGCCGGTCTATTCCAGCAGCGGCCGAGCTGCGGGTGGGGAACCTACGCGCAGGTGACCAACCCCGAATACTCGTGCCGGAAGTTCCTGACGCCGTATATGAACTACTGCCGCAAGGGCATGGACGTCATGTCCGCGTCGAACGCCGTCCAGCGGTCGGCGTTCCCGACGGCGCCGGCGAAGTGGCTGCCCGAATGTCGCCGGAACGTCCAGATGATTCTCGGCAGCTCCGGGTTCACCGACGCGACCGCCGGCGGCGGCGCGTTCGGCGCGCTGAAGTTCAACACGAGCACGCGCACGCAGCCGTATGAGTTCTCGCGCGGCTCGGCGAACCAGGCAGAGGACTCGTGGACGTGCATCGGCCGGCTCGCGCAGGAGGTCCAGTGGGATCGCTTCATGCGCGGTGGCGTGCTCTGGTTCGTCTCCGAGGAATGGCTCGCGCGCCAGACGCCGCGGTTCGTGTTCGCCGAAGGCGCGCGCGGCGTTCTCTCGATTCAGTTCTCCGCGGATACGCGCCAGGCCGCGGCGGAAGCGACCGTGACCGCGCTCGCCGACCGCTACTCGGTTCTCCCCGGCGACGTGGTTCGCGTCACCGGTCAGGGTCCGGGCGACGGGCTCTGGCTCGTCGCGAGCGTACGGCGGACGATCACCGACGCGCCGACCGAGATCGCGCTAAAGCGACCGATCCCGAAGCTCCCCGAGCCGAAGGCGGAAACCAGCTCGACGACGGTCGCGGTCGGCGGCGTCAACGCCGGCCGGCTCGGCGCGTCTGCCATCGGCGGTGGCGCCGCGTCGGGCCCGGCGCAGGCGCAGGCTCTCTACAACGCGTGCCAGTCGATCTCCAACAAGGGCTACCCGTACGTCTGGGGCGGCGGTCACGGTAGCTGCGGGACGCCCTCGGGTGGCGGCTACGACTGCTCGGGCTCAGTCTGCGCGGCGCTCGCGATGGCGCACATGGGCTACCGGCTCGGCGGCTCGGTCGACGTATCGGGCTCGATGGCGTCGAACTACGGACAGCCGGGGCAGGGGCGCAACCACACGGTCTGGGCGAACGCCGAACACGTCTGGCTCCAGCTAAAGGGGCTCGGCCCGGCGTGGCGGTTCGACACGAGCCCGTACGGCAGCGGCGGGAACGGCGCACGCCTGCGGACCGGAGCGCGACCGACCTCGGGCTTTAGCCCCCGACACTGGCCGGGGCTCTAGTGCCGGCGCTCGACCAGATATTCGCCGAGAAGGGGCTCGACTCGTTCGGCAACGCGCAGTGTTTCGACGCGAAGGTCGTGACCGTCACTGCGCAGGGTGCGTACGTCGTCCTGACCGGCTACGACCGTGAACTGAAGTGGGGACCGTGCCAGCCGCCCGACGCCGGCGTGAAAGTCGGCGACAAGGTCGCGGTCGTATTCACCGGTGCGGGCGAGCCGTACCTGATCGGCGTCGCCGGCGGCGGCGGTGCGCCCGGACCCGAAGGTCCGCCTGGACCGACTGGACCAGCGGGACCGACCGGCCCGCCGGGTCCGACCGGCCCGGAAGGTCCGAAAGGTGCGACAGGATCAACCGGGCCTGCCGGCCCGAAAGGCGAAACTGGAGCGCCGGGACCGGCAGGCCCGGAAGGGCCGAAAGGCGCGACGGGCGCGACTGGGCCGAAAGGCGAAACCGGCGCGACCGGTCCGCAGGGACCGCCCGGCCCGGAAGGCAAACAGGGACCCGAAGGGAAAGCGGGACCGGAAGGCAAAACCGGGACCGTCTACGACACCGATCAGATCGGGACCGTCAAGGCGTTCTCGGGCGCGACGATCCCGACGAACTGGATGCTCGCCGACGGGCGCGCGCTCTCGCGCCTCTCCTACCCGCAGCTCTATGAAGCTCTCGGCGGCGCCGCGTCGCCGTGGGGCCAGGGCGACGGCTCGACGACGTTCAACATCCCCGACCTACGGTCGCGGATGATCGTCGGCGCCGGCGCGGGGACTGGGCTGACGAACCGCGCGCTCGCCGCGAAGGGCGGCGAGGAGTCCCACGTCCTGACCATCGCCGAGATGCCGGCGCACATGCACGGCATCAACGCCGCGACGGGCGCGGGCTCGGCTTACAACAACAACGCGATCCCGCCGAACAACGGCGTCTATGGCGGACGGAATATGGAAACCACGCTGGAAGGCGGCGGCGCCGCGCATAACACGATGCCGCCGTGGTGCGCGGTCGCGTTCATCGTCAAGGCGACCGGCGTCCAGGTCGATCCCGGCGGCGCGCTGAAAGGTGCGACGGGACCGCCGGGCGCGGACGGCAAACCGCCGGGTGAACTGAACATCTCGACCGGCTACCGCAAAGCCGCGCAGAAAATACCGCCGAACGTCTTTACCCGGCTGAAACTGGACACGGCGATCAACGACACCGGCGGGAACCTGAACCTAACGGAAGGGTGGTACACGGTTCCGAGAGACGGCTACTACCACGTCGACGGGAACGTGGGGATGAACGTCGCCGTCGGCGGTAACTACGTCTCGATCCCCGCGATTCTCGTCAACGGGGCGGAGGTAATGCGTGGGACGCGCTGGAACCAGAGCGCCGCCGGTATCGCGTCGCTCAACCACGTCGTCTCGGGCATCCTCTACGCGAAAGCCGGCGACCACATCGAACTATGCGCGTGGCAGAACGGGCCGGAAACCGAACTGGTCGTCACCGAAGCCGCGGCGGTGAACCGACTCTCGGTCATGCCCGCCGCATCGGCTGGCCCGCAGGGACCGGCGGGACCGCCGATAGAACCGCCGACGTGGACGGCGCCGACGCTAACGGCATCGTGGGCGAACGCCGCCGGCGGCTACCAGACGGCCGGCTACTGCAAGGACGGCGCCGGGTTCGTCCACGTCCGGGGCGTGCTCAAATCGGTAGTCGGCTACGCCTGGCCGAGCACGAACACGCTGCTCTTTACGCTGCCGCCCAACTTCCGCCCGCGCGAAGTCGAGCAGTTCACCGCCGCGCAGTACGACACCGCCGGCAACGATGCGTGGCTGACCGTGCGCGTGTTGCCCAACGGCGAAGTATCGATCTCTCGGCCGAGCACCGGCGCCGGCAATAACGGCATCGCGCGCGAACTGTTTCTCGGCGCCGTGAGCTTCGCGCAGTACCAATGACCGACGTACCGCACTTCACCCTGCCGTTCCAGTGGGCGACGGCGCCCGCCGGCGGGCTCTGCGCGCGCGAGTGCGAGCAGGAGTCCGACACGGAGATCGGCGCCTGCGCGGAGGCGATCATCCGCACGGTCCAGGGGCAGCGGACGACGCTCCCGCTGTTCGGTATCCCGCAACTGGAGTTCAACGGGCAGCCGCAGCTCACGCGCGCCGTACTCGCGCAGGCGCTCCGCGACTTTGAGCCGCGCGTCGAATCGCTCATCACCGCCGCGCCGCGGCAAGACGACGAGCTGGTGCAGGAGGTACGCGCGCTGATCGCGCCGGCCGACGAACAGGAAGGTGAATCGTGAGCACATACCCACTCGCACCGATCCCCGGCGAGCCCGGCGAGGTCGAAGATGCAAACGCCGCGCTAGCCGCCGACGAGAGCGGCTATACGCCGCCGAGCGTAGAAACTGACCAAGAAGCCATCGCCGCGGTCGTATTCGCGGCGCTGATCGAACGCGTCGCCGGCTGGCAGCCGCACGACGGGAATCTCGATACCTGGCTGATTGAATCGTTCTCGGAGATCGGCGCCGAGATACGGTCGCTCGCCGCCGACGTGCCCGCGTCGATCTTCGGGACCTACGGAACGCGCGTGCTCGGGCTGCCGCCGCTCCAGCCGCTCGCGGCGACCGGCGTCGCGACGTTCACCGCGATTGATGCCGACGGCTACACGCTCGATACGGGCGCGACGTTCGCGCTCCCGCGCTCGGGGAACGATCTCGTCGCGTTCGCGACGATCCAGCCGGCGACGATCCCGGTCGGTCAGACCTCGGTCGCGGAAGTCCCGTTCGTCGCGGTTGAAGTCGGCGCCGAAGGGAACGGGCTACTCGGCGACGGCGAGATGCTCGATCCGATTGCCTGGGTCGCCGGTGTACACGTTCCGGCCGCGACGGCTAAAGGCCAGGACGCCGAGGAACCTGACGCCTACGTCAACCGGCTCGCCAACCTGTTCCCCGCGGTCGCGCTGCGACCGATCCTGCCAGTCGACTTCGCGGTGCTCGCGATGCAGCTCATCCCCGGCGTCGGTCGCGCCGTCGCGATGAACCTCTATGACCCGGTGGCGAAAACCTGGACGAACGCGCGCACGGTGACGCTCGTCGTCGCGCAGGAAGATGGGACCGCGGTCGGTCCCGCCGTCAAGGGCGAAGTCGAACGGATGCTGGAGGAACTGCGCGAGGTCAACTGGGTCATGCACGTCATCGACCCCGGTTACGTCGCTGTCGACGCGACGTTCCATGTGGTCGCCTACGCCGGCCAGGATCAGACGGCGGTCCACGACGCGTGCATCGAAGTTCTGACGCGCTATCTCTCGCCCGGCAACTACCGGCTCGGCGAACTGTCGCCGGCTATCGGCGGCGGCGAGGTCATCAACGCGCCGGTCGGCGAAGCGAAACCGCGACGGCAGACGATCTACGTCAACGAGCTAGTCGCGCTGCTCGACCGGACGCTCGGCGTCGACCGCGTAGTCGGAGTGACGATCAAAGGCGCCGCGGCCGACTTCCCGATGCCTAACTCCTACACGCTCCCGACGCCGGGGACGATCACCGGGACCGTCGAAGGCGGCGCGCTGTGAGCGAACCGCCCCTGACGACCCAGGTCGGCGGCAATCTCTACGACGCGCTGGCGCCGCTCGCGTACGACGACGAGCAGTTACAGTGGCCGCTCGCGCTCTACGTCGACGCGCTCGGCACGATCCTCGAGGAAACCGCGCAGCTCGTCCGCGTCGACGACGAAGGTAACGACGGCTGGAGCGCGTTCGCCGATCCGCGCCGCTGCCCGACCGCGTATCTCTACACGCTCGCGCAGTGGGCCGGCGTCCGCTACCCGCGGCGGATGACCGAGCCCGACCTGCGCGAACTGATCGACGGTCACGCGCCGGGGCTCTGGCGCGGAACCAAGAGCGCGATCCTCGCCGGCATCCGCCGTTACCTAACGCCCGGAGCGAGCGTCTACTTTGAGGAGCGCGCGGACGGCGATCCGTACAAGCTCCGCATCTTCACCTATACGCAGAGCACGCTAAGCCAGAGCGCAATCGAACACGAGCTGACGCAGCAGGTCCCCGCCGGGCTCGTGACGATCTATGAAGTCCGCGTGGGCCAGGACTACGACATGGTCAACGCGCGCGTCCCGAACTACACCCAGGTCAAATCGACCTGGGCGAACTACAACGCCGTCAAGGCGGCGCCGCCCCCACCGTAAGGAGAAGCGATGCCCCTGCCACCGACCACACGCATGGCGCTACCGGGGCCGGCCGGTACGGACCCGGCCGACGTTCCGACTGATATCGACAAACTGCGCCAGGCCCTCGACGTGCTGAGCATGATCTTCGGCCAGGGCGCGGCGAGTACGCGACCGGCGGCGGGGATCGCGGGGCGCATGTTCTACGCGACCGACGAAGGCGTCCTCTACTACGACGACGGGACGGCCTGGCGCGCGCCGTTTACGCCGCCCGGCACGCTACGGCTCTCGGCGACGGCGGTCGCGGCGAGCGGGTGGCTGGTCTGCGACGGGAAACCGTACCCGCGTGCCGAATACGCGGCGCTGTTCACCGCCATTGGTACGACCTGGGGCGCCGGCGACGGCAGCTCGACGTTCAACGTCCCCGACCTGCGCGGACGCGCGCCCGTCGGCTCGGGGACCGGGACGGGGCTGAGCGCGCGCTCTCTCGGCGCTAAAGCCGGCGAGGAGGCGCACGTCCTGAGCGTCGCCGAGATGCCGGCGCACGCGCACGAAATAAACATGGCCTCGGCGGGCGGCTCGAACATCGGCAGCGATGCCGTGCCACCGAACAACGGCGTCTACGGTGGTCGGAACCTGACGACGACCTACGCCGGCTCGACCGCCGCTCATAACGTCATGCAGCCGTACGCCGTCGTCAACTATCTCATCAAGACCTGACCGTGCAGTTCGTCGTCACCTTCATGCTCGACGCGGCCGATCACGACGCGGCCGAAGCTGCGGCGAAGGAGTGGACGGTTACGCCCGGCGCCGTCCTACACAGCATCAGCGGGACGCCGCCGGCGACCGAGACGGAAGGTCTACCGCAGACGGTCCCGCCGAGCGGCGGTGTAGGCGACGCGCTCGATAAAGCCGAAGGCGTGACGCTGTTTCTATTCCGGCTAGAGCCGGACACCGTCGCCGAGGGCGTCGGCCAGGTACAGCTTCGCCTCCACGGCGAAGGCTTCGCGATGGCGGCGCGGATCGTATTCGCGGGGACCGAGCTGGCGACCGCGTTCGTCTCGGCCACCGAGCTTTACTGCACCATCGACGCGAAAGCGGGCGGGCGTCCGCCCGGCACCTACGACGTGCTCGTGCGCCAAGACGGCGCGCAGACGAAGGCGCTGCCGTTCACGATCACGCCGGCTATCGCGCCCTCTTGACGGACTTCCCCGACGCAGAGCCAGAAGCGATGACCCCCAAGAAGGGAGGTAGGCCATGCGCCTGCTCACCGTCCTGGTCGTGCTCGCCGCGACTCTCGTCCTCGCCGTCGTCACGATGGCCGACCCGGTGCGCAGGAGGTCGCACGACCCCGGCTGCCGCACGGATCGCTGCGACCGCCACATCAACGCGTGGCTGGCCGATCTCTACCGACGATGGCGAGCGCACTACCTCGCGACGCACCATCCGTGGAGTACGGCGGTCGCGAGCTGGTTCGACGACGCCGGCGGAACCGCCTGCGGCGTCCACTACCTACGCGGGCTCGCGTCGCGGACGCTCGGCTGCGGGCAGGCGGTTCATCTCTGCTTCCGCGGCGCGTGCGAGATCGCGCGCGTTGAGGACCGCGGACCGTTCGTCGACGGCCGGCTGTTCGATCTGAACCCCGGCGCTCGCGACGCGATCAACTGCACCGATCTCTGCGGCCAAGAAGGGGGCCGGCTCGTCTGGTACGTTCGCTGACGGGATAAGACGCTCTAAGCACCGGAAGGGCCGGCATCCGTGCCGGCCCTTCTTGGGTCCTCTCTCTCCCCTCGCGGGGCGCTACCACGCTTTTAGCGCCCCATCGAGCGTTGCCACTGGCGACGTAGCGCCGCGCGTACCTCGTCCGGTCCGCTCGCCGCCGACTCGCCGATCTCGCGCGCTACGCGTACGCGCTGCGCCGGATTGAGCTTCCCGAGCGCGCTCTCGACCGACGCCGTTAGCTTCGGGTTGTCGAGAATCGCGTGGCCCATCGCCGTCAGCCGCCAGTCGCCGGTTTCCGGCGAGCGTTCCAGCCAGCCGTAGCGACGCATCCAGCCGAGCCGCGGACCGAACCCGGAGCGGTGGCCTACCTCCTCGACGTTCTCGCCGAGCTGGAGACGTACGTCGCGCGTGTTCGTCCAGCCGTTCTCGTCGGCGAGATCGTCTACGACGGCCAGCAGCTCCGTGTCGGAGATACCCCAGATGGTCAGGTCAAGACCGCGCGGCTCGTCTCGCTTGCCGTTGTTCCGCGCCGGGCTCATGCGTCCTCGACCTCACGCGCGGCCTCTCGCGTCAGCCGGAACATCTTGCGGTTGCCGGCTTGACGCGCAAACCGGATCACGTTCTCCTGGCGCAACCGCTCAAACGCGAGCGTCATGATCCCGGTCCCGCCGCCGGTCACCGCGTCGCCGGCAAACGCGCGGATATCCACTTGGGAAAACTCCTCGTGGTCGCGCGCGTAGTGCAGCACCGCTTGGCGGATGCCCTCCAGGCGCTCGTCGCCGATCCCTTTGCCGCGATCCGTGGCCGAGTTGCCGCGCTTGTTCTTCCGGCGCGGTTTCGGCGGGGCTCCAGTCATCGGCTCGCCGGTTAGCTGCGCGAGCACGCGCTCATATCGTCGTAGCTCGGGCTTGAGCACGTCCAGCTCGCCGACCAGTTCATCGACGCGGTTCCGTCGCTGTGCGACCTCGGCGCGCAAGAGCTTGAGTAGCTTCACGTCCAGGTCGCTCGTCCCGCCGTTGCCGGCAGCGTGTGCCGCGGCGGTGGCGTTCGTTACGTCGGGTGCCATCGTTCGGCTCTCCTTCCGTTGGGTGGTTTCTAGCCGTAACCGTAGCCGCAGACGGTTAGCGACGTAGCTCGACGCGCTAACTCCGCGCCGGCCACCCTACCGGTCGCGCCGGGCGGCTCCACCGCGTAGACGCATGTTCGATCTTTGCGGTTCGCGTTCCTGCCCAAGTCGCTATTTCCGAGAATCGCCAACGCACTTTCCCCGTAAAGAGCGGTATGGCGTTAGCGAGTTAGCTCAACGCGGGATTCCGCGGCGGGGTAGCGCGGTGGTTAGTTACGCGTGTGAGCCAACCCGCTACCGCGCAGCTAATGTCACAGAAGCCAGCAGTCAAGCAGCTCGTCCGCGAACTGGTCGGTCGCAACATCGTCAGAGCGCGCGAGGAGGCCGGTCTGAGCCAGTGGCAGCTCGCCGAGCGTCTAGGGCAATCGCAGCCCGTCCTCTCGACCTGGGAGCACGGCCGGCGCAAACCGGACGAGGATAACCTCCTGGCGCTTGCGGACGCCCTCGGGCACGACATTGGCTGGTTCTTCACGCAGCATGACGAGCCGGTGGACGAGTAGCAGCGGCTCTCGGTCCTACCCCGACACCCTCGACCACCCGACGAAGGAGGCCGTGCTATGAGCACCGCTGAGCTAGTGCCTGCCCAATCCTGGCTGCCCGAGATGAACGGCGACCAGGCTCGCGGCGCGATGAACGCCTACCAGGAGATCACCGCGGCGTTCCTCGACGCGAGCGACTGGATCGGAGCGCCCGGAGAGGACCAGTCGTTCGTCAAGCGATCCGGCTGGCGCAAGATCGCGAACGCGTACGGCGTCTCGACCGAGATCATCGGCCAGAACATCGACCGCGACGAGAACGGCGACCCGATCCGCTCGCACGCGAAGGTCCGCGCGACGAACCGCGTCGGGCGCTTCGCCGACGGCGACGGTGGTTGCGGAGTCAACGAGCCGCGCTTCCGCAACGTCACCGGCCGGCAGAAGATCGAGCACGACCTGCCGGCGACCGCGGTCACGCGCGCGACCAACCGTGCGATCTCTAACCTCGTCGGCTTCGGGCAGGTATCCGCGGAGGAGGTCGACGCCGACGTGCGCGCCGACGCGGACGCGACCGCGAGCGCGCTACCCGCGTGGGCCGAGTACGACGGCGAGGGACCGGGCGGGCCGGTCGCCGAGGCGGCGATCCAGCTCGTCGCGATTGTCGGCGCGGCCGGCGCCGATCCGGCCGGCGTCGCGAAAGTCGGCACGGCGATCCGCGAGTTCTGCGGCGGCGGTATCCCGAGAGCCGTCGTCTACGCAATCGGCGCGATCCACGCCGCGCTCGGCTCGGCGCCGGCGGACGCGAGCGGTCAGACGGGAGGCGAGTGATGGACGCCTTCATGGAGCGGTGGAACGCCACCGGTGGGATCGGCGGCGAAGTCCCCGACGGTCACTACGACGTGGAGATCATCGACGCGGCCGGTCTGAACCGCCGTGCGGACGGCTCGCCGCTCGTCAAGCTCACGCTCCAGGTTCGCAGCGGCGAGCAGCAGGGGCGGACTATCGACCACTGGCTCAAACTGTTCGACAACTGGTACGACGAGGCGCGCGAGACGCTGAAGCTCTACGGGCTCGATACGGCCGGCGTCGATAGTTGGGAGGACTACAAGCGCGCGCTCGCCGATCAGCTGATCGGCGTCACCGCGAGCGTCAGCCTCAACCACAACCGCAACGGCTACGCCGAGATCAGCCTGTTCAGCGCGCAGCTACCGCTCACGCCGCAACGCTCGCCGGCGACTCCTCCTCCCTCCGCGCCGGCAGCGCAGCCGGCGGTGGCGGGCGGCGACGACATTCCCTTCTAGGCATGTCCGATCCGTTCGCCACCGCGGCTGCCGCGGCACAACCAAGCACGCCCGCCGGCGAGCTGGAGCTTCGCCACGAGCGCGACGCGGCGAAGCTCCCGACCGTCGTCGATCCGGTCACCGGTGAGGTCCACGAGCGGATCGACGAGCTGGCATCCGACCAGCTCGCCGAGCTGCTGTACCGGCTCCGCGCGGCCGAGGCCGACCGGAAACTCGCGCGGCTCGCGGTCGACGCGGAGCTACGCGTGCGCTTGAAGCGCGAGAACCGGACCGACGCCATCGTCGGCGCCTACCGGCTCGTCGTCAAGAGCACGGCGCACCGCGAGTGGGACGCCGAGACGCTGCGCGGCGTCATCGCCGATCTCCGCGCGAGCGGCGTCGACGATCCGCTGTTCGGCGACCTGTTCAAGCCGCAGCCGGCGAAAGTCGACGGGAACGTCGCGCGCCGGCTGCTCGACCGCCTGACCGGCGCCTCGCGTGACGTCATCGCCAACTGCTTCGCCTGGAAGGACGAGAAGGGCGGTCGGCTGGAGATCGAGCAGGCGCCGGCCGAGCTGGAGCGCGGCAATGGCCGTTGACGCTCATAAGCGCGCCGCCGCCTGGGCCGAGTCCGCCGCCGGCGTTCATCGTCAGTACGACGCCAAGGAGGAGCTAATCGACTCGCTCGATCTGCTCGCGGCGCTCGTCGCGGTGCTGCTCGCGCTCGACGCGCGCCTGACCGCGCTCGACGAGACGCTGGACGCTCGGCTACGGAACCTGGAGCGCGAGGCGTGAGCGCCGTCGAGTTCGTCGTCTACGGCCGGCCGGC